CCGCCCTCTCCAAGCTAACGTGCTGCTCTATATCGTGACCGCAGCCCCGTGAGTGTACTATCTCTTAGAAGGGAACATCTTCAGAGATAGTCGTGTCGTGCTTGTAGCCGCCATCAACGACAGGCAGAGCATCTTCAACCCGACCTCCGCTGTATTCTACAAGATCGACAACCTGTACAACCTGCAGGTCTGCACTCTTACCTGCACGGCCTTGGTAGGTGTACTCATAAGGCTTGTACATTACATTCACCTTACTACCGTTACCAATCAGTGTGTCCTTGATTGGGTTCTTCTCACTGTCAACGACAGACGGTGGCTGGTTGTTATCACCACGAGCATTGCGTACCTTACGCTTGATCGTAATGAAGTTACCACGCTCATCGCCCTTGTTCTTGACGTTAAGACCATCGCCCTGAACCTTGGCTAGATTGTCGTCGTCTAGGCATACGTCGATCTGCCATACGCCATCTGAATCGAAGGTGGTGTTTGGATTTACAACTGATGCCCAGTAAGCGGTTCCAGAAATTACAGTCATTTACTTTCTCCTTTGCAGTGCCACTCAACGGTGGCTGTTGATGAGGTATACATAGTACTCGTTGTGTTTCGGGGTGTCAACAGTTTTTTTCAACCATCGAATCTTGATTCATGTTCTCGTATACCAGCTTCGCCAGTAAAGAACATATTGTACTGAGCGTAGTCGTCGTCATCACGAGTACGCTTCTTGTTCTTCATGTATGTCTTCAGGTTTAGGATCGTGTTAAACCATACGCCAATTAGCACGAGCGTCTCCACGGTTAGGATTAGGTATGACATTACTGTATCTCCAGTTCAGTCATGGGTTTGAGTTGGTTCTGAAAGATAACCCAAGCGGCCTCGCCGGGGCCAAGCACTTGTTTGATCTTGTCTTTGGTATGCCAGTTCTCCTCTGTCATTGCATCTTTGCCATCAATCCATCCTGCCATTACAGCAGTCTCGTTATCGGGTATGACAACAAGAACATAAGGATCATCAATGGGATCACGTTTGCGAATAATCAACTTGCCATTGGGATAACGTGTTGATCGTATCTGTAGGTTGGCAACATCAGGTTTCTTGAATTGATTTATGTTTGGTTCAAACTCAATGCCAAGGAACCTTGCTGCTGCTATCTCTCCAAGTACGCCTGTCACCTCGTTGCGGCGTGAGTAATAACCAACAGCCCCACCAGCGTACAGCCCCTGCCGTCTGGATTCAGAATAAATCCTGTCAGCAACTTGGTTGGCGTAGTCATAGTCTTCAATTGTCAGGGTTACATTTGTCAATGTGTCTCGCTCCAGTTGCGTCCGATCTTGTATTCACTGTCCAAGGGACAACGAACCTTGAGAAGTTTCTCTGTTTCTTTCATGGCTTTCTTGGTGATCTCACCAAACCTTTCTGCTTGTTCACGTTTGACATCGAACTGATACTCGTCGTGGATACTGGCAACAAGGTTGGCATCTAGCTTCTCTTGCTTTGCCATCTTCACGATCTGTATCAGCCACTGCTTACATATAACAGCACCTGCTCCTTGGATCAAGAGGTTAAGTGCAGAGTGTGGCGACCTGACTTTGAGCCTACGCCCATCAAGTCCCGGTACATAACCACGTTGTGCTGCCTGTTCAACACGTTGGCGTAGTGTCTTGAGTGCAGGTACGTTGGAAAGGAACTGGTCAATCAATCGTTGTCCATCCTTTGCTGTGCCACCTACCACACTACCAATCTTGGCAGCACCAGCACCATAGATAAACGCATAGATAAACGTCTTCGCTTGGTCACGTGTCTCTAGCCCTGCTGCGTTCTGGTTGGCAGTGTGGATGTCACCGTTTACAACCTCGTTGATAAACGCTTTGTCATTGAGGTAGTGAGCAAGTCCACGTAACTCAAGCGAACTCGCATCACAACCCACCAGAACTCTGTCAGGTGCTGAAGCAATCCAACACTCACGACACTCCTTACCGAACTCAGAGTAGGAGGCAGGAACCTGCGCCATGTTAGGTGCATGGTGTGCCATACGCCCACTGACTGCCTTGAGTGTAAGCACCCTGCCGTGGACCCTACCATCGTCATCGTAGTAGTCGATCCACTGCTTGATCTGTGACACACGCTTCTGCAGTAGCAGGTAACGTGCAATCAACTGTGCTTCAGGTATATCCACATGCTTGAGAACTCCTTCATCTACGATGGCGTGTCCCTTCTCTGTGAACTTGGTAGGCTTCCAGCCACGATGCTGTAGGTGTCGTACAATCTGTTGTCTACTGGCAAGGTTAAACTGTGGGAAGTCAACCACTGAATGTTCGCCACCAGCACAGGGCCAGTCATCGCCAAGATGCGATAGCCCGACCTTGGATAGTGACCCATCCTTCTTGATCTTGGGCGAAACCTCTTTGACAAAAGTAGGCAGCGGATAGAAGGCTTCCTGTACCTGTAGTTCAATCTCACCTGCCATGTCAGAGAGACGTGACATAAGTGCCATTGCCTTGGGCATGTCAAGTGTGAAGCCGTTCTTCTGCTGCCTGTCAATCAGGAACCTGATCGTGTGTTCCATCCTGACACTCTCATCGCTGAAGTTTCGTAACTCATTCTGGAGTGTGGCATACACTCTTGCCGTCAACTCCACATCGTTGATGCAATACTTTACCATCTCGTCTGAGCAATGGGACCAGTCATTGAACTCCGTCTTGGGGAAGCCAAGTGTCTGTCCCCATGCGTCAAGCGAGTGACCGTTATCACGCATTGGGTTTGTGATCTGCGACATAATCATTGTGTCTTCGATCTGGTCCACTGATATACGTGTGCCAGTCAGACGGTTGAGGGCGGGTGCATCAAAGCTGATACCATTGTGCATCACGTAACTTGTGATGTTTTGCTTGGCAAAGCTAGGCCAGTTGTTGATGCACTCACCCTCTCGAAAGGTGTGAACCTTTCCCGTCTCGACATTCTTTGCAACGATGCAGTGAATGGTGGACGGCTGTAATGAGTCAGCTTCAATGTCCACCACGTGTTTCATTTAGATAGTCTCCGCTGTAATGTCCATGTTCTTGGGTTCATCTGGATTGTCACCAAGGTTCTCGACCTCGTGCAACCTGCCTGTCTCACGATTGAAGAACAGGTGACAAGCAACCCCTGTTTCTCCAGCGTACCTGTTCTTGAGTACGCGAATGGTAGTTGTGTTTGCAGCATTTTCATCCTCTGCTTGTTGGTCACGCTCCATTGCAACCACTGCATCCGATAGCTGTGCGATTGCCTGTGAGCCACGTAGATGTGACAAGCTTACAGCTTTTCCATCCTCATGTCCACGGTCTGAACTGGATGACCGTCGAAGGTGGCTGACAAGTAGCAATGCACAACGTGTCTCCTCGACCAGTGAACGTAGCTTGGTCATAAGCTGGTCGATGTTGCGTCGCTCATCCTCACCCTCAAGACCTGACACAAGGATCGACAGGTGGTCTAGGAACACCCACTTGCAGTCAAGTATCTTGACCATGTACCGTACACGGTTGAGGATTTCAGCGGTTCCAAGAGAACCAAAGTGATCGAAGGCATAGAAGCGGCGAGTGCCGATTGTTTCCTTTTCCCACACACGTAGCTGGTCTTCAGGGAACTGGTCACGAACCTCACGAATATACAGGCGTTGATTGGCCTCGACCGACATGAGATGGAAGACTGTGCTTCGGGTGTTCTCTTCAAGAGAGATAACGCCAATGTTATCGTTGGTGTTCTTAAGAACATGGTGCATCAGTTCACGCATCACACTGGACTTACCTGTGCCAGTACCTGCTGTGAGTGTGACAAGCTCACCAGTACGGATGCCATACAGTAGATTGTTCAGCCCCTCAAAGGGATACATGCAAGTCTGTGATTGCTCCTCGTCGTACAATGTCTCCGACATATCGGCAAGGTTGATGATTCCTGCTGGTGTGTACGGTTGTGCGTTCCACCATGCACGAGTGAACTCTTCAGTCTTGTTCTGCTGCAGATACTCGTTGGCATCCTTCAGCGTAAGCTTTGCAATCTTGCACTTGTTGGGTTCAAACAACTCAGCAACTGCTGATGCTGCTTCCCGTCCGGGCTTGTCATTGTCAAAGCAAAGAACGACAGTCTCAAAGGAATTGAGGAAGTCGAAGTTTGCCTTCACATCCTTGACTGCACCCTGTGCACCAGTCTTGACTGACACACACGGCCACTTGCTACCCGTCATCTGGAAGACTGACATTGCATCAATCTCCCCTTCAGTCACGGTGATATACTTGCCACCACCACTGAATAGCTGCTGCCCAAACAGTCGGGCTGATGTGAACTGGCCTTCGATGTAGAAGTCCTTCTTCTCACAGAGGCGTGTTTTGTAGGCAAGGAGGTTGCCGTCAGCATCGTGATACGGATAGAAGTGTTTGTCGATACCATCGTTGCCAATGGTTGCAGTCACACCATACTTGTTGGCTGTGTTCTGTAGGATATTGCGGTCAGTCAATGCCATGTTGTTGCCACGAAATGCCTGTGACAGAGGCTGTGTCTTGTTGTTTTGATATGCGGTCACTGCCATATCGGTGTCCTTATCTTTTCGTTTGTGATAGTTGCAAGAAAAGCAATGCCCATGTCCATCGTCATACTCAATGTACGCATCACTCGATGTACATGAGGGACAAGGGCCACGCTTTACTTCTTTGGTTTCGGGGAAATCATTAGTCATTGGCAGCATTATACACCTTTCATGCTGGTTGTCAATGTAAGATAAACATCCAAGCGGTTCATAACTGAACCTGCTTGGTGTTATATCTAAGCGGTGTCAGTGTAGTTCGCTTTTTTGTGGACAGAAAACGTGTTCAGAACGTGTTTGTCGTCCGACACAATCAAGTCTGTCTCAGTTGTGTACTCCCACTTACAACGTAACGCATCTGCAAGGCGTTCAAGACTTTGTAGATGTTCGACTGCCTCTTCCTTGGTGTAGAAGATGCCGCTTTTTTTGCCTTGTGCATCTGATACGTAGAACATTACTTTCTCCTTTACCAGTCAGGTTGTTTCGGTGTGTTCTTCTCGTCTAGCTTGTAGCTATCTTGAACTATACGACCTACGTTTTCACGAAGGATGTCTTCAGATAGTGGCTCTGGGTAGTAGATTTCAAGAGCCTCTACATCTGAGACAGCTTTGAAGTAGTGTTTCTCAGTTGGGCTGACCGTTGTGTAGTCACCATCCGTTAGATACGTAATGTCCTCAAGTGCATATTTATTTTTGGTTACACGTATCTCAAGGTTACCCTTGATTACGTAAAACATATTCCACTTGTGAAGGTGTTGGTGATAGGAACATTGCCCACCCTTGTTGATATTGATGTGATGCACCTCAACGAAAGGTGTCTGGAGTAGGGGGCGTGTTGTCCCCCATATCTTTCCGTACTTCATACGAGCCACTCCGGTTCAGGTCGTCGGGTATAGTTGAGGATACGTGCCTTATGAACACGATAGTAATTGCGATAGCCGTCAACAGGATCAGGTCTTTTAGCATCGTCTGGCATACACTGTGGCATCTCCGTCATGAAGCCCTGCTTGATACCGAAGGGTGCCATATCAAGTGGGCGTGTAAGTTTCTTGATAGTCAGATGTTCCTTGCCGTACCGATAGGTATACTCCTTACCAAGCTCAAGGAACAGGTCATACAACCAACGATAGTTGTTGTTGGTTTCTCTTGCCCACACTGCTGATGGGTGGTTCTTGTGTGTGCATTTGTACAGCCCACGCTTGTCGGCGTATTCGTCACCGTCAATCATGCGCCATGCTGTTGACAGTAGCTGTCCTGTCTCAAGGATCATCTTCACTACGTGCTTGTCGCAGTGATACTGTGCAGCTTTTACTGGGTCTTTGTCGAGCATAAAGATATTCATTCTTCTTCATCCAAGATGTCGTTGATAAACAGTTGATCTTCAGCCATGATCTCGTCAGTCTCTTGCTTGGCAAGACGCTTGGCATCTTTACTGCTGTATCCCTCCTCCATGTAGGTGGAGTACAGTTCTCTGAAGACAGTCTTCCTGTCTTTTACCCAAAGGTTCTTCATCACTCCTCACTGGTATCTTTCTCTAGTTCTTCCAGCATCTTATCGGATGCACTGCCCATCGCCTTTTCCTTTCGAACCTTCTTGATTGCGTTGTCAATGTACGCCTCTTCATCTGGGATACCTGATATATCCCTGACAATATATGTACGTGCAATCTCGTAGCCTTCAGGACCAAACTCATTCTGAATAATCTTCAGAATGTTTTCCATTGACCAGCCACGAATGGCACTGGCTTTGCCAAGGTCAATTAGCTGATCGACACGATAGGTGATTTCACTGTCGTTCATTTTATCCTCACTGTTATGCGGGTTGGTTTGGGTTGGTTGGATCGGTGTCATCTTCGATGAACTCTTCATAGATAAGTTTCCAGAACTCAGTCAGGTCGTCTTGGTCGTTGGGGTTGTATCCCATCGCCATCATTTCGATGCGGACAAGGCGATGGAAGTCAACCTTGCCCTTATAATACATACGTTCAACAGCCCAGTCAAACGGTATTACCTGCCCTGCCCCCGGTACTTCTTCCATGATCGCCTCTTGTGTTTATTCTTTGGTCGGGAGTTAGCTGACTGCCCGATAGATGTGCGTCGGTGCTGTTCAGAAGGTGGCTTCTCATTGCCACGTAGTGATTTAGCCATTGGTTGCTCCAGTTAGTGTCTTCCATGAGTGAGGAAACAGGCGGTTAGCATGGTAGCCAATGCCCTTGGCAACCTCACCCGTTTCTCGTTGTGATGTCTCTTCCGTGCGTAAGTTATACACACGAGAGAAAGCATACAAACTTCCTGACCAGTACCATTCGGTAAACATCCCTTGTGGTAGGACGGCCCTTGCTTGTTCAGCACACACACCTATACCAATCATGCTATTGTAGGCATCAACGGCATGGCGTGTTGCATCTTGATACATATGGTTAGCAAGGCTTGGAGCGGTTATCTCCTCGTCCATTGAACCTTGCTTCAGGTTCTCGTCTTGTTTGCGCCATGTCTCAGGCACCCAAAGGTCGGGATTGTAGGTGACATAACGACGACTGATTTCATTCCATGCCAACCCTACCTGATGCTTTGCCAGTTGCCTTGCAACAAAGATTGGTGCGGCAATGCGTACCGACATGGTGGCATGAGAGAAAGGCGACCAGTGATTGTGCTTCGCCAGATACTCAATTAGTTTCTCGTCTTTCTTTCGTAACGTCTTGGTTTTACTACGACTTTTGTCAGCTAAATCCCAGTCAGATTGCTTGTTGAATGACACACGTGCAGCGTTAACGACTGAAAGATCACTGCCCATGTGGTCGATTAGTTCGACTGTTACGAGGTGATTGAATTGATATTCCATTACAGATAACGATGTCCCTCATTGGTTGTGTAAATTACGTTCTTGATTTCAAACTCTGCTATGCAGCGGCGACAACCGATACATGGCTTTGCCATAGCCCTCTCATATCCGGTATCGTTTATGTTGCGAACTCTGGCAATATAAAGAGTACTCTTTTTCAGAATGTCAATTCCACTCCGTTTGATTGCGTTCTTGATTGCATTGACCTCTGCGTGTAAGTGGATAGCGTGGTCGTTCTTGCCCCACTTCGCCTGAAATGGGTCAGTCTTGTATGAGTTAGCTCCAAAGGAGATGATGCTGTTCTTATGGACAACAGCAGATGTGAGCCTGTAATTCCTGACAGGATCAGGAATGTCAACAGCAGCTTTCGTAAGTATGTCCAAGAACTTTTCATTTCGTTTGAAGACCGTCGAGCCTTCTTCATCCATGTTACTCTACCGGGAATATCTCTGTGGCA